AATACTGCCAACTGTCATACCTTTGTATTTAACTATGTCAATGATGACTAGAACGATAAACGCAAAGCCAGTTAATTAAATTTATACTTAAGACCGATTTTGCTTGCATAAGAATTAGTGTCATCTGTAACTATAGAAAATTCTCCATATACATCAATATTTTTTGATGCAATTACAGAACCACCAACTTTACCAGAGAAGTTTGTTTCTGAATCTGCACCATCTGGGGTGTTAAGATACGCTCCACCTTGTATGTAATAGTTACCAAAGGCATTGCCATTCTCATAACCAAGATGTAAGTCAGTACCAGAACCAGTGAAGTCTTTACCTGTGTAAGAACCATTGTTCTCTACGTTGATATAAAAACCAGCAAAAGCGGGTGTTGATAGTGCTGAAGCAGCAGCTACAGCTAAAACTTTTTTAAGCATTATAAAAAATAATAAAGCTCAATAATAATCGTTTTTTCTATAAATTTATTTATTCGTAAACTTTTTTACCATCAGTGATTGCTTTATCTATATCTGTAAATGATTCAGATGTCCAGATAGAAGTCGATCTATCAAGCTTTTTATAATTCTTGATTATTATAAGATGATCTACATTACGCTTGATCTTGTCTTTGTATTCATCATCAGTTTCATCTGATGTCTTGGCGGTGTTAATGACAGTAACACTATCACCAGCAGCAGAATAAATCTTTGCGATTTCATCAGCAGTTCTTTCTTCCATAATTTAAATTATTTTATCTGTAGTTTACCCTGCTTCGAGGGCTGTGACTTTTGCTGATAATTCTTTAATTGCATTTATTAAAACAGGAACTATTCTTTCATATTTCATTCCATATGAACCACTTGAGTTGACAGAAGAAATAAGCATATTTTCTTTTGTATCTGCGTAACCAAATTCTTTTTCAATTTCTAATTCTTCTTGAGCAATTAAACCTAATTCAAGCTGTGGTGATTTTTTAGATCCGTCAGGTGTTTTGTTATCATACCAATCTCTATTATCCCAACGATATGTAACAGGTCGCATTTTATTTATCCAATCTAAGCCAAATTTAAAATCTTCAATATCTGTTTTATCTCTTCTATCTGATCCTGTAGTAAATGCAACTTTCACGTGCGCAGCTGTAATATTGTTATTTCCTACACAAACGATATTGTCTGCTGTTGTTACGTTCCCTGATGGTGAGTTAGATGTACCAGCATTATTTCCAAGAAATAAACAGTTATCACCAGTAGTTAAACCAGCACCCGCTGAAGTTCCCAATCCAGTATTACTAATGCCTGATGTGCAGACTCTTAATGCACTATTACCAAAGGCACAATTAGAATTTCCAGTATCATTTAATAATAATGATGACTTACCCACAGCCGTATTTGATGCCCCTGTCGTGTTAGAAGTCAAACTTGCATCACCCACAGCCGTATTTGAAGATGCTGTCGTGTTTGATGCTAAAGCTGCCCTTCCACATCCCGTATTTTCTATTCCAGTTGTGTTTGCTGCTAATGAATTCTGACCAGTAGAGGTGTTATTAGCTCCAGTTGTGTTTGCTAGTAATGCTGACCTTCCTAAGGCTGTGTTATTACTTGCTGTAGTGTTGGATAACAAAGCACCACTTCCAACAGCAACATTATCGCCTCCTGTGGTGTTTTCTCTCAAAGCATCACCACCTAAAGCAGTATTAGGTGTACCAGTGGTGTTTGCTGACAAACTTCGCAAGCCAACTGCCGTATTGAAATTACCAGAGGTATTAGAGGTTAATGCTTGTTTACCAATAGCAGTATTATCTCCACCAGTCACAGCAGCATCTAAAGCATTTTCTCCAAGAACAGTATTTCCAGCAACAGAATTTGCTCCTTTACCAATATTTACAGAATTTATCGTTCCATCAACAGGAAATGCTGGTCCACCAGCCAAAGTAAAGAGATTTATAAAAGCGTTACCTGATGTATTGTTTAGCTGCATCATACTTGCAGAAGTATTAGCAAAAAATTGACTTGCGTAATTTGTACTCGGTGCTGACGATCCAGAATTGTTACTTGCTATTGCCTGTAAAACGCTATTGATGTCTGAACGGACGTTAGCGCCTGTGGAATTATCTATTATATAGTCATGTTGTGGAGACATCTTAGTTATACCAATGGATTTAAGAGTTATTTAATTATATTTTTAAGAGTAAATTACAAGCATTAAGTAATAACAAATAAAAATAAATTAATATTTAAACTCATTTTACTTGTATTCTTAAAAAAATCCAAGTCAAACAGCATTTCTTAACTACCACGCCCAAAGCCTGTAGCTGCATATTTAAAGTTTCTGTTTACATTACTACCATTATTTAAAATATCTATATCAAAACCTGATCCAGTTATATTTGACAACGTAAAGAAATCTCCTGATTGAGCATTTTCTATTGTTATTCCTATTGAAGGTAAAACACTATTTGCTGCAACGCTAGTACCTGACTGACCTGTAAAAAAACTATTTGTAAAAGTAACTGATTTTGTAGAAGTACCACTACCAATAAAACCACCACTTGAAGCGGCTGAATTACCAAGACTTGTTTCAGTTCTACTATCTAATTCAGCAAAATAACCTAGCTGATCTATTTCAATAGACTGGGCGGGGTCAGTCGATAATAGATCACATTTAAATTTAAATCCTCTTCCAATATATGTACCGTTTACAAACTTTTGATAAGGTTCAAATTCTGCTGAATAATTACAATTACCACTTGTATTCAAAGAGGTTGCAGAATTTAAAATAAAAGTATTTGCATCAGGTACAGAAGCAATTAAATAATCACCATCAACACCAGTGCCAGAAGTAAAATCTAAAGTTACAAGACTTCCGACACTATAACCATGACTTGATTTTGTGATTGTAATTGTTGTCCCTGCACCGCCAGAGCCATCATTTATTGTATATGTGGCCGATACTGACAAATCAGGATCAGAATCAGTTGTAGCAACAGATAGCGTGGCGTTCACATTAATTGCTGTGGCTCCATCAAAATCTGTCCAAGTATCGACATTTGCTGTTCTAGTATCAAACAAGTCATTAGGATAAAAACCTTGTGTTACAAAATGCCTGCGAAGTCTTAAAGGTTGTTTACCTCCAAGATCAAGAGTTGATTTAAAGAAATATTGCCCACCTGTTAAAAAATCTACATCACCTATAAAATCAAAATCAGCTATTGCATCAAAATCACTTATATCATCAAGTAATACAGTAGAACCTAAAACTAAACCATTAACTTCATCAGAGAAAAAACAATCGTCTCTAACCCCTTGAAAAGGTGGACTGTCTAAGTCTTCCCTATCTTCAAGAATAGTTAGTTTTGGAAAAATATCAGGTTTAGTATTTATGTTTTTTATTGATGCTGGATTTGCACTAAATCGGCCGCCATCATCTTTAAAGGCGAGAAGGTACGTTCCATTAACAATGTTAGGTACAATAGACTCGCTGATATTTCCAGAAAGTTCTGGCACTACGTCAACAGCATTTGTAAAAGTTGCACCTGTTGTTAAATTTGAGCTACGAATAACCACGTTCCCACCATGCAATACATCAATATCAGTGGACTTATCAAAACGTAGTCTTACAAACTGATCTGACAAGGGTTCTATTTGTACATTCTGAACATCATCAGGTAAAGCTGTTTTACCAATGGCATTAAAAGTAATTTCGTTTGCCCTTTCACTTAATTTATTAAGTGTATTTATAGAAAAAACTCTTATTACAAACTTTCCGCTACTAATGTTATCAATATCAAAATCAGTGCCTTTAACTTGCTGATTAATAAAATTACCATTTTTAAATTTGTATTGTAAATAATAACCTATTGCACCTTTTACAGCAGCGTATGAAATAGATAATCTTGCAACAGCCTTGTTATTAATAACAACTATTGATTCAGTAGCAGTTAAATTTTGTGGAGCAGCTAATTTTTGAATTATTAAAGAAAATGTTTTTGTTGGCAAGGCAGTACCATCTTCAACAAAAGCATATTTACCACTGTTATGTGATGCTGCTGTGACACTGAATGTAAGATTCTCCTGTTCCTGTACATTTACAACTCTCCATGTTGTTGGTTCTAATGATGTATTTTCTATAACCCAAACGCTGTTAGCCTGTGGCACAGAAGAAAAAGCAGAGGAGACAGTAACAGTAGCAGAACTAATTGCAGATATATCTCTAGTTTCTAGCGTTCCATCAGATAAGATTACCGATAATTTTGCACTATTAGAAGTAACAAGATCAGTTGATGCTGTATCATCAACTTCTATTTGAGTTGTACTGATACCCGTTTTAATTCTTCCTCCTCTTCTAACCCCTTGTTTCATTTCATCTGCTATTGATATTATTTGATTTGGCCTTACTAAAACACCAGCTTCAGCAGTAATACTAAAGTTAACTATTTCAGATGAATTATTTTGGTTAAACAATAACCATTTTGCCATTCTTGATGCCTGACCTCTTGAAGTTGTACCAAAAGCTTTAATAGTTTGTGTTTTAATTCCATATCTTGACTGTGCTGTTGTGTCATCTACTGTTTCATAATCAATGGATTGAGTTACCATATCAAAAAAACCTACATTAATTTTTGTAAACTTGGCCTTTTGACTTTGATTGCTATATGAAAAACCACCTTCAGTTACGTTAGAGATATTAAATGTGTAAACAGGATCAGATGGTCTATCCTGTGAGATCGTAATACTGCCAGCTTCATAAAAAGCCTGTACTCTCATAACTGAACAAATATCTTGAATTAATTTAAAAGCATCTTTTTGATTATTTATATTTACATTGCAGCTAAATCTTGGCTCAGTAGATCCTGTTCCAGATCCATCATCTATCTGTGCTGAGTTATATTCTGAGGCAGAGTAAAAAGCAAATTTATCTATATTTGCCTCTGGTATAGACGCTCCGTAGCGGGTGTTGGTTAGGACATCATATAGAATCCACGCTGGATCGTTTGTCCACTCCTTATCTGTTTTTAACGTGCCATTGAAACTACCACTAAAAGATAAGCTGCCATCAGGTCTTACAGAAGCATTGTGCGGAATTGACACTAAAATTCCTCTGATTTTATACGTTCTGGTGGGAATTGATCTGAAAGATTCAGCATTAAAACGTAAGCCAACATGAGCAATATCAGGATATGCTCTCTGTTCTGCTGTTATCTCTGTAAAAGATGACCAACTAAACTTATTTTGTAAATTTGTTTCTGAAGAATCATTTGTTACTCTTGTTACAGTTGCAGTTAAAGGATAATCAAGACCTGATAAGCCTCCAATTATATAATCTCTAAAATAAGGTGTATTTGTTTTACCAACGACTGCGCCTTTTGTGCCTTTTATTACTCTATGCTCTGTTCCATTATTTTCTGTAATTTTTATAGCTAAATTAACTTGTGTTCCGTTAGTTTCACCTGTCTCAGTGTTAAATTGTTGAAGTGAAGGGAATACAATAGTAATTCTTAATTTATCTATTTGATTTAATATAGATCTTGATACTGGAGTTGCTTTTGTTACTTCAATTCCAACAGCAGTTTCAGATTCAATTTCATTTATTGTATCAAGTGAGGTTTGATTAGATGTGCCAAATTTAGGCTCAAAACTAATATCCTCTCTAGAAAAATTAAAATCACCTTCCGTTAGATTATTTATATCTGCTGATTTTTTAAGTACTTGCGTTCCATTTAGAAAAACATCTTTTAAAGCTGCAATATTGTATTTATCGGTGCCTTGTGTAAGATTAGCTTCTAATGGTGAATGAAAACCAGCTATTTCTCCTTCTGACAGAACATCTATAAGATCATTTGATTGCTTACTGGATAATATTGAATCTGTTGTAGTGTTAATACCATCAACATCTCCTTTTGCAATATTTTCATTATTTTGCTTAGAAAAAGAAGCATTACCTGATGTAGAAACTGATGTACTACTTGTAACCGTAAATTCCGTAGATGAATTAACAGAAGTAACAACTACATTTTCTGTTGTACCAGAACCAGAGGAAATATTTAAATCAACAGTATCGCCTACAGTTAATGTTTCTGCTCCACTGTGAGTGATAGTAATAGTATTTGCTGATTGAGTATATGTAGCAGTTTTAGGAACATCTTCTTTGTAAAAGCTAACTACTTCTGCTGAGACAGTTTCTGATGACGTTCTTGTAACTGTGAAAGAGGTACCAGAAATAATCGAAGCTACTGCTAATTCTTCTCTAACTTGAGTTTCACTGCCAACATTAAAAATAAAATTTAAAACATCACCCACCGCAATGTCTTGATCACCAGCTTGAGTTATTGTTGCAGTTGTTCCCGTTTGACTATAACTTGCGGTCTCAACAATAACGCCATCTATTTCAACTAATTTTCCAGTAGCATCAAACTTAATATCATCACCTAAACCGCTTACTCCATCTACTCTTAAATAATAATCTAAAGCTGCATCAGAGATTTCGCCAAAGTAATGTTTTTGAAAAAGATCACCAAAATCATCAAACAAATCATCAGGTAAAAAACTAGCTAACATTAAACAGAAACCTCAATCTGGTCTGTATCAATACCATTTGATACATTTATACTTCCGACAAAGATTTCTCCAAAAACCAAAGGCAGTGCAACACCAGCACGACTAACGTTTGTAACCCCACTAAAGGCAAAGTTGACAGTTGGATCTTCTGGTTCTAATGATGACATCGGAGTTGGTTCTGGAGTTAGTAAATCTTCAACACCAGAAAATATTAATGAAGCACCTAACGCATTGAAAGGTGTAAAAAATACTAAAGCTGCACCTGTTAGTAATTTAAAAGTATCTTTAAGAAAATCAAAAAACCCAGCACCTTCTATAACTGGTATTATTTTTATCTCTTCTTCTATAGGATTCAACAAATCATTTTCTGTCGCATCATACCCACCCATATCTATTCGATAATATTTATCAATCATATATGTTTGTAATTTTGGATGATTGCATAACAAAAACTTCATCACTTCTCTTGTATTTCTTACTTCTGCCTTCTGTTCTTTCCATCCTACAAACTCAGCTAGATCTCCATATAGTTTTACTGTTTTAAGCATGGATTTCTCTGTAATGTTTCTATTTTATCTGTTGGCTTTAATTTAAACCATCTTTTTGTCTTTAGTCCGATAATATACCAAGTTCTATTAGATCTTTTACAACTTATAACATCTGCCTCACTAGGATGCTCTGTACCAATCGGATGAGAATGTATTACAGCATGGATTCTGCCATATCTATCCTCAGTATCAGCCCAATCTAAAGGGTCTAACATGAACTGCAAATCATTATGTAAAGCTAAGTTTTTACAAGGAATGTATTTATATTTATTTAAATAATTAACAAGAAGTCCACATGATTCTCTAGGGGCTTCCTGTTCTGCATGAATAAATGCATCTTTCTGCCATGTCATTGATTCAAAAATGTTCCTATGCGTGGAAATAAATCTCTTGTCGCAACTCTTTTTGGTAAACGTAAATTAATAAGATCAAGTTCAGATGCAAGTTCAAACTGTACGATTTGCCTGTTTTCAATCACCTTTCTATCTATAAAATAAATCTCCTGTGGTAGTTCCTGAGTTGTGTCAGGAGTGCCAAATGGATTTGTACCGCCAGAAAAATTTGCTGCATCTAAAAATTTTGCAAGTGTTCTTATTCTTGTAAATTTTGCACCATTAAGATCGTTATTTGCAGTAACAGCATTTACCGTTGCAAATAAAGTTGTTATAGTTCCTAAGACATTTGATATTGTAAAAGTTGGTCTTGGTATGGCACCTCCAGCACCATCAAATTCAAAACCTTCGGCCTGACAAGGTAATTTTGTATATGTATTGCCTTGCCATATAACATCTCCGTTATTTAAATCGTTAGATCCAGCATGAAAACGTTGTACAGCCGTAGATCCATGAAGCGTATTATCAAGAGTTAATGTAAAAAGTTCTATAACAGAACTTGGATTTATTTTTTGTAATTCTGATACTGGTATTGGCATTACGGTTCAAACACCTCTCTGAAAGTTGTTGTTATAACAGCCCTTTCATTATATGGTATTGATTTAGACCAAGATTCACAAACAAACTGTGATGAACTTGATTCGGCTGGTGGAGTAAATGTAAAGCTTGCTTTATCTAAAGCTCTAGCATCTAAAAATGTTTCTATTGTATCTGCATCAGTTTCAGATACTACAAAGGTTAGATCAATAGTTTTTGGGTTTTGATTTAATCCAAAAATTAACCTGTGTTCATATCCATCACCAAGTTTAATTACTTTAGTATTTGGATTGCTGTTTTTTCTCGTCCCGTATGTCGGTGAGATGCTTGGAAAAGTTGCCATTACTTACTTAGTAAACCTCCTGATCGTTTTTCTTTAATTAACCTTTCTTGAATAGCTGCTCCAATAAGATTTCCTAATTCCTGTGCATCTGGTGTGTTGCCAGATACAGTTGAACCAGACGCATCAACGGAAACATTAACAATATTAGTTGTACCTCCTCCAAGTTGGTTGTTTGGAATAATATTGCCACCTCTTGAACCCATCTGTAATAATTCTGGTCCTTTCTCACCAACAACAAAAGCACCACCA